ATTGACGAACCACTACCGCCCGATCAAGAGCAACCTCAAGATCGGCTCATCTGTTGTATAAGATACAACCGGTTGGACTCCTTAGGCCCTTCGTTTCTCCAGAGAGGAAATTCGAGATGGGCACCTCACGGACCACATGAGCCTGACAGACGTGTCAGTTTGATAATAATTTACACCATACCTCTAGCCAACTCTCCCCGTAACTAGCGGGCGACAGATTGTGCAGGATGGTAGTATGGAAGTACAGATTCGGTGATAAATCACCTGGTCAGTATGAGTAGGTCAGGACTGGTACGTCGTTCGCGACGCTCATCGGCATATATGCCTCAGCCGTTCCATTCTCTCTACATACATTATTATTCTCAATAGGATAAGGGATCTCCTCGGACCAGAATGGCCGGGAACCTAAGATCAGTAATCCACTCAGCTGAAATACCAGACGTAAGCGGAACGACCTAAAAGGTCGGGAGTTATAGGTATGAATATGCTTATAACGATGCTGCGGGTGTTATCGCAGTCAAGGTCACAAAGCCTTGAGTAACAGTAGTCGCCGTGACGGATAGGGTAACAGACCCGGACGTCGCCGTAGCGGTTACAGTCTCGAGCAACGCAGCTGCAGTTGCAGCTGCGTTGATGCAGTTCGCATTGTTGAGCGACTTTCCACTCAACCCGTTAAGCGAACCCGCACTCAATGCCGTGATTACTGTCCCAACAATAGAGTAGGACAGGAGATACTCCGTTCCAATGGACAAACCACTGAACGTAATCACATTAGTCGCCGCAGCATTCATAGAATAGCTGCCGGTGGGCAAGGGTACGGAACCAAAGGGAGTTGCGGCTGCGATGGATCCGCCCGCTGACACTAACGTGCCAGAACCAGACGGACCCCCTGGGGGTAGTTGTGGGTTGAACAGAGTAACATCATATTCAAACCACACCTTGCCCCAGTTGACTGCAGTACCATCGGTAGTGCAAACAAACGCATTCGCGACATCATAAGTCTTCACATCGAGATTGGCCGATAGGCCACCGATTCGAACGAATCTCTCGCCTGCAAGGCGGCGGGGGTCGAAAGTGAAGCAGATGTCCTTCCAAGGTGCATCCTCCTCTGTGCCATAGTAAGCAGATGCAATCTGCTCACTAACAGGCGCTGCATCCGCAGCGTCGTAATCAGCTGCCAATATAACAGAACCTGGGACATTAGACCCAGTTCTGGTATAGTAGCACAACTTAAGAGAGTTAAAATGATATTTCTCCCATCCCTGAGCTTCTATAGAGAGCCAAGGGAAACTCGTCGCCAATCCAGGATTGACTGAGAAGTTGTTAGCTACCGTAAAATTGACCGAGCCAGATAAACTGGTGATCAATTCGCGATGGCGGATACGACAAGAATTTACAGAATCCCTGTAAATCTGTGCCTGACCGGACGATTGTCCGGTGGCGTAAGCCGCGGCCACACTGGCCTGCTTACGAGGGGCTCTGACTAACTTAGGCTTAGACAGACTCATATTCCCTGCTACTTTAGGTGTAGCAGAACCTTTCTTGTTTCGATTCATGGGATCCACCTCGAAATGAGCGGACTGTTCATCATTACATAGCCTCGGTCATAAAGACCAAGACCGCCCCGTGCAGTCTCTAGGCATTCCGGATTCTCCCTTCGCAACTTGCGTTGGTCGGAAAGAAGCCTTAGCGCGGTAACTATACCCGCTTTGGAAGCTTTATGTGTAATGACCCCAATACCCGTCATAGGACTCTGCTTTCATCGGCAGATTCGGAGACGATCCATCTCTGGACCAGTAGTCTTATCCTAGGGTACTCACCTGTTACGTGGTATACAGATATTCAGTACGGCACAGCATCACAGCTGAATCAGGTTTCGCCTGACCGTCCTATTACTCTATACACTCACTTGTCGTGAGACACTTAACACGATTGTTAGTCGTGACGGCTCTGGATGTGAACATCCCATAGCCGCTGCTGAACAATTGAATCGTAATTGTAAGAAGAAGATGTAAAGGACTTTAACCTAATACATGTCTAGAAACACAAGACTTCGGGGATACAAAGATCCTCTAGGCCCGTTGTGATTTCCAAGAACTCTTTCTTACAAAGAGCAGCCGGAGACATGGTATGCTTGCTGTCGTAACGATATACGTCACGCCACTTGGGCATCTGCCACGTGTAACTGAGTTTCATGAGGTCCTTATCAGACAACTCATTTAACTTCGAGTTAACTCCACTGTGCTCTGTCTTGCAGACAACCTGCGAGAGAGGCACAATGAACTCCGACGTCTCTACAAGACGACGGACAATTCTCTGTTCTATCGGAGGGTACTGTCGTACCCTACGATCTGACGGTCGACGAAGAGAGGTAATGCCGTGTTCGGCAAGAATAGCATCAAGCTTATTCTGATCGTCTGGGCTCATAGGCTCAAGTTCGATCTTACCTTCCCAGCCATCGTAGTCGTTCACCTTCTTAGGTGAACCGACTGGACCGGCAGGGGGTTTGTCATACCACTCCACCCATTTATCGTAGAGATACTCAGCGAGCTTTCGTTGAGATCCACTAACGTGGATGGTGTGTGGCTGTTGGAGATCAGGATTCGACGTGATATGCGAACCTGGTGGCGGGTGAAGACCTAGACCACCAAGTTCAGGACTAATAAAGTAATTCAGAGTGATGCCTCTATGGCTAGAACACTGCTGAAGGTCCCATGCATTAATCGCGAGAAACCTCTGCGAAGCCCTCTTAGGGTTAAGTGCACCGCTCACACAAGGATTGTGGAGCAAGTACACAGGTTTCGCAGCCTCATCCTCTCGAGCACCGACCTTTGATTGCCCATAAAGCAATCCGGTGTTGAAGAAAGGAATCTTTTCCGGGAGGTGTTTGCCTTGTGGCCCCGAGAAAAGCTGTGAGTTGATAGTAAAGAACTTAGGATGCACAAAGTTCTTACCAGGAGAAGGAACGAAGCCGGCATCGCCGAGCGTATCGTACCATCTTCTGTACTGAGCAGGTTCAGTCCTGAACAGTATATCATCACCATTGACTAAGGCCTTAAGCTGACGGAAATTTGTAACTTCCGGCTCGACCGTATGCCAATAGTGAGCAAGATTAATAGCACAGAGGATAGGGAACGAAAGTACCGAACCCATCAACTGACCATTAGCTTGCACCACAGGAGGAAGATCGCCTCCGTCCGGACCGGACCCTTTAGGATAGTGTATCTCGTGTTCATAGAGCACGCGACGGACGATTTCATTGTATTCGTCCCCGAGATCTACCTCAGTGAGGATAATCTCGAACGCCATCTTAGTGAGTTCGATCTTGATGAGATCCGTTGCTCCGGAGTAATCTCCAGAGACCCAGAGCCCGCGTGTTGACTTCTCAGCCAACCACTCGATAGCTCTGAGGCGGGTAACAGGTTCGCCAATCAATTGGAATTGATGCGAATGCTTCAAATGGCTATGCATTGCCTTCTGAAGCCCCATTGCAATAGCATATGCAAACGCATTGCCTTTTGTAATGGTCCTGACCTTCAACGGTTCACATACTGGGTAAACCCCTGCTTGGCAGCGGGGGCTCAGTCCCTGTGAGAGTTTGTCTTTCACTCGACGATTCTCTCCAGCGACGAGGTCATATATGGATACTGGCGCAAAGCCACGTTCTTCCATTACACCCAAAACAGGGTTATATGACATCCTCAGTAATTCATCATTGGACACCAGCCCCTCCTTGATATGATCTTCAAGGAGGTATCCCTTCGCTCCACCATTCTCGCGAGAATTCTCCCAACAAGCGTTGGTTGAATATTCACGGACTGAGAGTACTCGATCGGCACGAATGCCTTTCCAGATATTCTTCAGCTTAGCCCTGATTGAGGCTAAGTAGGTTGGATCCGAAGGACCAGAGGGGGTTTCCATCGTCTTACGGTGCTTTTGAAGCGCCTTTTGAACGAAGGACTCTGGGACAATTTCGGCTGCTCTCTTAACTTGAGAAAGCGACCAAAATAGATGTTGATTCTTCTTCCACGGTTGACCGAGTCTATCTTTAGATACGATACGGTTGCGGAGGAATCTAGCAACAGAACCCCGAAACAGGAGTGGGTTCCGAACTGGGAAGTTCGGAGCCTCAGGTAGTACTTGGGATATGATAACCCCATTGTACTTGCCCGTCAAACTCCTTGCATGCCATTCTTGAATATGGAATTTTAAGAGAGATATATAATCCTCATACTTTTCCAGTGATAGAAAGACACGCAATCCACTCAACAACGAATCCAGCTCATGCCTAGTGAGAAAGCGATCTTGATGATCGCATAGAATCTCAAACATGGCCGCAGTTACCTGCAATGCTGAACTCGTATGTTGGAGACGAGACCGGTGCTGACAACCCTCACCTGAGAGTTGGATCATGGCACTAGCCTTATCTCTACGCTGAACTATCCACCCTCCTGCTCGACCGATTGCATCTATGCATTCGAAACGGCAGTCAGCCAAACGCTGGGAAGCGTTTTTGGTTGAGAGGGGTACCAGGATAGAACTGTGATCACCCCGTGATCGCAGGAGCTTACACAACAGATTAAGACAGTACAACAAATGATTGTTGGATTGTTTAACTATGGCGAAA